TGCTCCAAAAACATTTTGGGCGAAACTGGCGGTAACCAGCCCGAACTGGCCGTGGTTGAAAAGCATTTACCACGACTCGAAACGGTTGGCTTGAATCAGCACAGTTTTGGGGAGGGGATTTCCCAGTGGGCTAGTTTGCATATGGGCATTGAACTAATGCCATGGCAAAAACATGTGTTGAACGGTCAGCTGTCGCATGACGGTTTAGGCAACCTGCAGTTTCGTGAAGCACTATGTAGCACGGCCAGACAACAGGGCAAGAGTATCGCTTTACAGGCCTTGATAGGGGCCTGGCTAACCGACATAGCAACTATGCGTGGCAAGCCCCAGGCGGTGCTTTCGGTGGCTAACAAACTTGACCGTGCCGAAGCCATATTCGGTTTCATTGCCCCAATACTTGTTGACAAATTCGGAGCTAAAGCCGCCAATGCCATGGGTCGTAAGTCAATCAAAATGCCTGATGGTTCCACGTGGGAAGTTAGAGCTGCTACGCCAAATTTGCACGGCGGTAGTTATGACCTGATCGTCATTGACGAACTGTGGAACATTTCGGCGGCGGTAGTCGATGAAGCGTTACGGCCTAGTCAGATTGCTAGGCAGTCACCGTTGTTGTCAATGTGGTCTACCGCTGGCGATGAGTCAAGCGCCGCCATGATTGCGTTTAGAGAACAGGCGATCAGTGAAATAGATACCGGCACAACAGGCAGTTTGTATTTCGCTGAATACAGCATGAAGCCAGGCAGTGATCCCCGATTGGAAAGCAATTGGGAAATGGCCAACCCAGCGATGGGGCAAACCGTGACTATTGAAGCTCTACGGGCTGTCAGCAAAAAAGACAGTTTCCTACGGGCACACTTGAACATGTGGGTGTCGGCCCGTGGTGCCTGGCTTCAACCTGGCGTTTGGGACAAACAAAAAACTGACCAACCTATGCCACCAGGCGGCGTGTTGGCTGTTGACACCGACCTAACTGATGGGCGTTATGTGGGCGTCAGATCATCAGTGCTTGAATCCAAAGCCCATGTGTGTGTTGAATTCATGGTGGACACCGAAGATCAAATGTGGGAAGAAATAGAACGGGTCATGGCAGACACGGCCACCAGTCTGGTCATTACGCCAGCCCTGCATTTGCATTTGCCAAAACATTTGGAACGTCGAAGCAGCGTCATTGGTTACGGCGAACTGTTGAAGTATTCAGGTCTTATTCAAAAGATGATTGTTGAAGGCAAAGTACGGCACCGTGGCGAACTCGCTTTGGCTGAACATGTCAACCGTGCAGTGCTAACAAAAACTGGTGGCGGCGTCGTTCTCAGCTCGCAAAAGTCCCCAGGCCCGATCGAGCTGTGCCGGTGCATGGCGTGGGCGATCGCCGAAAGTTCACGGCCAAAGGTTGTTGGCAAACCCATGTTCGCCGTGTCTAGGACACCGTGAACCGTTGCCACGCTAATGTTTGTCTAGTCCCTGTCCTGCGTCGGGCAGGGCAGGGACACCCCCCGATAGGAAAACACCATGGGATTATTTACAAGTAACAAAGTAAACAAGGCGCAGATTTCGCCCCAGTCCGAACCAACCGTGCAAGCAGCTGCAGTTGGTGGTGCTTACTATTCGTCGCAAGTCGCAGGCCCAAACCTTATTGGTGACTGGTGGTCATACCAGGCAGGCGTCATGCGGAACCGTGCAATGTCCGTGGCCGCCATTAGTCGAAGCCGTGACCTGATGGCGTCAGTCCTGGCAAGCATGAAATTAAAGATGTACACGGAACGGTGGAACGAAACCGAAGGCGAAATGGAAGAAGTGCCTTTGGCGCCCCGTTCCTGGCTTCGACAACTTGACCCCGAAATGCCAAACAACTTCCTATTTCCGTGGATTTTTGACGATCTTTTCTTCTTCGGAAGGTGCTACCTCTACATTACCAGTCGCACAAAAGACGGTTACATGGCCAGCGCCACCCGTTTGCCTCAAGGTTCAATTACGACGCCCGACGCAAATCCCCCAGTGTGGTTTGGTAAAAGCAAAGAAATTTATTTCAACGGTGGCGCTATCGACCCCAAAGATGTTGTGCAAATCTTCAGCCCAACACAAGGCATGATCTACATGTCAGAGCAAACCATCGCCACATCACTAAAGCTTGAAGAAGCCAGGTACAGGAATAGCTCAAGTGCGATTCCGGCCGGCGTCCTTAAACAAACTGGCGGCGAGCCTTTGTCAGCAACTGAACTTGCCGCACTGGCCGAAGCGTTCAACCAGGCACGTGCAACCAATCAGACAGCTGCATTAAACGAATTTTTGACATACACAGAAACCAACGCAACACCCGACAAAATGTTGTTGATTGACGCCGCCAATTACCAGAGTCGTGAAATCGCTAACTTGTGCAATGTGCCCCCGTATTTGTTGGGTATTTCAACAGGTTCTTACGCCTACACAAACAGCGCTGGTGCCAAAAGTGATCTTTGGACATTTGGGTTGTCAATGTACGCTTCGGCCATATCGTCAGCCTTGTCACAACAACTACCCCGTGGAACCTATGTTAAATGGGATACCGATGACTTTTTAGAAACAGAAAAAGAAGAATACGCAGTCATGGAACCCATGACTGAAGAAACACAACCACAAGAAAACACACAGGAAGAATTGGCATGATTCGATTTACTTCAAACACATTCGCTGTAGAAGCTGCAGGCCCAGACGGTGAAGAACGCCGAACAATCACTGGCATTGCAGTGCCTTACAACACTTTTGCAACTGTCAGCGATGGCACCACCGTGCAATTCGCACCAGGCAGTTTGCCCGTTGAAGGCAAAGCACCACGCCTTTACATGTACCACGATTCAACCCAGCCTGTTGGTTTGGTTGCAGAACGAGTCGACAGCCCTGAAGCCATGTACTTCACAGCCAAAGTGTCAAACACACGTGCCGGTGACGAAGCGTTAGTGCTCGCAGCTGACGGTGTCATTGACAGCGTTTCAGTCGGTGTCAACCCAACAGAATTTAAGTACGACGATCAAGGCAACATGACAATTTTGGCAGCTGACTGGGTAGAGCTTTCCCTTGTCCCCACGCCTGCTTTTGCTGGTGCTACGATCAGTCAAGTAGCGGCGGAAGCGCCACAAGTCGAAGAACCAAAGGAAGAACCCAAAATGGAAACCAGCCCCGCAGTTGTTGAAGAAACCGTAATTCCTACGGCACCAATTTTTGCCCAGGCAAAGCGTGAACCACGCCTGCCCAACGCTTTTGAATTCATGGCCGCAATCCACAAGGGCGGTATCGAAGCCGCTAACGCCAACAAAGTTTGGGAAGATTACCGCGCCTACCACAAGTCACCGATTGAAGCCGCAGCTGGTGATGTAACGAGCACCAATGTGGGCGGTATTGTGCCCCTTCCGTTGCTCGGCCCAGTTTTTGCGGATATCAACTACATCTCGCCGCTGTTGACAGCCGTCGGGACAAGGGCAATGCCTGGTGGCGGAACTGGTGCCACGTTCATTCGCCCAACATGGACAACCCACCCAACTGTCGCAGAGCAGGCCGCACAGTTTGACGCAGTTTCAGCAACCACCAGCGTGATTGCCGCCAACACCGTCACCAAAAAGAGTTTTGCCGGTGCAACCACCTTGTCATACCAAACGGTGGACTTCACTGACCCAGCCGCTATGGCAGTCATCATGCAAGACCTCGCTGGCCAGTACTTGCGAGCAATCGACAACTTCGCTTGCGACAACCTTGTAGCCGCCGCTTCTTCCGATGGCGTTTGGGACTTGACCGTGGCCGACCTGCTTAAGTCAATCTACGACTGTGCAGTCACCACAGTTGCCGCTACCAACTTCTTGCCAACCCATATCGCTGTTGACCCAACCACCTGGGGTTTGATGATGCAGCTCACGGACGACCAGAAGCGCCCGATCTTTGGTTACACGGGCGGTGGCCTCAATGCGTTTAACGCAATCGGTAACGGTGGCATTAACGCTTTCCAAAACGCCAACCCACTTGGATTGCAAATCGTCGTTGACAACAACTTCGCCGCAAAGACCATGGTCATTTTCAACAGCAACGCATACGAAATTTACCGCCAAGACCGTGGCCTGCTTTCGGTTGAAAACCCCAGCACCATTTCACGCACGATGTCAATGTTTGGTTACGCCGCAACCTTTGCTGCTAACTCAAGCATGATTCGTAAAATCACCCAGGCTTAGTCGAAAGGCGGTTAGCCGCCCATGGCTGTTTATTCTGTTATTTTCCATCAGCGTTTGGACAATTATGCAGTTGTTCAAACGCTGACGGAACCCGAATTGGGTTTGGGTCAATCGTTAACGCTTGCAGGTTTAGGTCACGGCCTGAACGGCACACATACGGTTTACGACTTGCCGCCATACCTGTTCACTGGTGTCACCAGTAGCGGTGATCTCACATTTGACTACGCAATACCGATTGAAAATCAGGTGTTGTTTTACGACGCTGGCGATGACTTAATCCGTAGCGCCGCTATCCCACCTGGCACCCTGACTTATACCGAAACATGTACGTGGATTACAGGCACACAAATTGGCACTTGGCTCGGCATTGCGTTAGCTGGCGTTGACGAAACGGCTTTCTTAACTCAGTGTGCTAATAGCGCCAACAACTTCATTTTTCGTAGGCGTCAAGAGTCTGGCTACACCGACCAACTGACTGTTGTCCCCAGTGCCGATGTAGAGCTGGCAACCATAATGATGGGTGGCTCGATTTATAGACAGCGTGGCGCCATTGACCAATTTGCAAGTTTTAGCGATATGGGCACAGCTGCAGTGTCGGGCCTGTCGCCGTTAATCAAACAGTTAGCCGGTATCCCACGGCCTGCGGTTGCGTGATGACTGTTTACACCGACCTGTTTAATGAGGCCATAGATGATCTAGCGGCAACGCTGGCAACCATCACTGGCATGCGTGTGGTGTTTGACCCTGAGAAGATCAACCCACCATGCGTGTTTATCGACGCACCCAGTTTTGACGCCTTTAACTACAACATCGTCACCATGAATTTTTCGGTAAAAGTAGTGACACTAGGGCCAAGCAATTTAGACGGCTTACGCAACGTTTTAAGCATGTGTGCGAAGGTTCTAGCAAAGAATGTCGCCGTAAAATCTGGGCGCCCTGGTTACATACCTGTGGGTGGCCAGACTTTTGCAGCTTATGACTTATCCATTGACATGCAAGCCCAAACAGATTAAGGAAACTCAACTATGAAATACACAATTGTTAGCGACAAGATCGGCACCGTAGGTGAAGAATTTGTGCCTGGTGCCGGTACGAACATTGAAGCGTTACTAGCGCACGGGTTTATTGAATCTGACGAAGTGCCTAGCGACAGCCCAGCCCCAAAATCTGCTAAAACTAAAGCACCAGCAAAAAAGGATTAAGACATGTCGACTTCCACGTACCTTTCAAACCCAGGCGTAATGATTAACTCGGTCAACTTGACTAATCAGTGCACCAGCGCCACCGTCACTAACCGTGTAGACGCACTAGAAGCAACTGCCTTTGGTGGCACCAGCCGTGTGTTTGTTTCAGGTTTATACAATCAGGAAATCACGCTGGAGCTGTACATGTCTTATGCGTCCACCGAAACATACGCAACTCTTGCAGCTCTTGTTGGCACCACTACGACTGTCAAGGTTGCGACTACTGACGCCGCTTTGACCACTGCCAGCCCCACATCACCCCGTTTTGAATTGGTAGGCGCTTTCCTAGCCGAGCTTCCGGTCATCGACGCAACCATGGGCGAACTCAGCACCATTTCAATTACCTTTCAGGGTGGCGTTCTCACCACCGTTGTTGCCTAATAACCACACAAACAGAAACGGCCCGACATGCAACTAACACTTAGAGTCGACCAGGGCGATGGCCCTGTAGAAGTAAGCACAAACCTTTTCACCATTGTTTCGTGGGAACGCAAATTCAAACGCAAAGCCAGCGACATGGCCAGCGGTATCGGCATTGAAGACCTGGCGTATCTAGCCCACCAGGCATGCCAACAACACGGCGTTGTCGTGCCGGTGGTTATGGATGACTTCATCAAGAAGCTGGTGTTGCTCGAAGTAGTTAACCAGGACACAGACCGCCCTACTTTGCCAGTACCTACCGATACGCACTAGCGCAGGTTCTAGTAGCGACAGGGTACTGGCCGCAACAAGTAGAGTTTGATACCAACGACTTAGCGACAGTCATAAAGGTAATCAACGAAAGCCGAAAATAACCATGGGCGTTAGCGCAACAATAGAAGTGAC